TTGGCTGCCACCCACGCAGGGGAAAAGTTTGATCATGGTGAATCACCTTCTTTGATGTATTTTCAACACTGTCCACCAAATTGCAAATTGGTGAGCAGCACGTATCGGGTTGCAATACCGCCATCAAAGAAACGGCCAACCTTTCGGTTGCCCAACACGTGCCACTCATAGAGGGCGTGTTGCTGGTAGCTTTAGCCTAAACTAAAAAAGCCCTTAAGGGCTTGTTGCTACCCTTTGATGGAAACGGAATTGCAAGTCCGTGTACCCAGTTGGGGGTACGGGTTGATTATAGGGGAAGTTGGGGAGGAATGGAAGGGGGTTAGTTGTAAGATTTAAGCGGCTTTTCTTTCCACTTGGCACCCAGCTTTTCAAACTCTTGAAACATCGTTGGTTGTGGATGACCAGATTCTGCTTTGTTCTTTCTCAATTCAATCACAAATGGAATCATTGTGTCATAATCTCGATCCAATTGCTTGTACTGCATTCTTTTGAATGTTCCTTCATCGAAAGCCCCTTCAAAAATGCCAGCAGAAATGAACTCGTAATAATTCAACATTGCTAAAATAGCATTAAATTCATCAGAGCCAGTTTGATTAGCGTAGCTTTTCAAATTTCCATTAAGCTTGCTTCCATTCTCAGGGAGTTTTGCTCTGTCATGAATCTTCTTAATTTCTGCTTTTGCTTTGACAATTTTATCATCGTCACGAAACTTTAAAAAAGCGTCAATTGTCGCTCTTTTTTTTTGCTGTCTCTTTAGATGATTGAATAGATCTCATGGCGACAATAGCAGATATGGCAATAACGCCAGACTGGATGATAAAGCCATAAGTCTGACTGAATTGCCACATACTGCTAGAGCACAAACAATCCATTAATACTCTTCCCAGCCGTCTTTAGCGTAAGTCATGATCGTTTTTCTCCAGTGTTTTGCCATTGTGCGCTGGCGGTACCTTGTGTTGGTTTAAGGTGTTGCGGCTCGCACATGCCGTAAACGATAACCCGAAATAACGGGAACGGCATTAGTCTAACAAAAATTGATAGGTTTGAGTAGGTTTAGATAGGTTTATACCGATTGCTTACTAGCTTTCAACACCTCATTCATCTTATCCCTAATCTGTTGCTGAGTAGGCTCTGCAATCCCCTGCAACCAAGCCTCCACATCATCCCGTCGCCACTTTCTGCTTCTAAGGTTCGCAATGGCGCTGTATGCAAGCTGGTGCACCGCCATGCTGTTGCTGGTGTCGTTTAGTGTGCTCACAAAGACTCTTTTAATTAATAGGCTGGGTGCATACTAGGGGAGCGTAACCGTTGAAACCTGCGCAGGTTTTTAGCTGCCTAGGCTTTTATGATAAGGCTTGAAATAAAACCCTATTGGAGCTTGCTATGGCAGAACAATTTTTACACGGCGTACAGGTCATCGAATCTCAAGATGGTGTGCGCCCAATTCAAACCGTTACCTCATCGGTTATTGGCATGGTGGGTACAGCACCAGGTGCTGACCCCATTAAATTCCCCTTAAACACTCCCGTTTTAATTGCAGGCTCTCGTATTGAAGCTGCTGCATTGGGCGACACAGGCACTTTGCCCAGCGCGATTGATGGGATTTTCGACCAAACAGGCGCAATGATTGTTGTGGTGCGCGTAGATCAAAACGTAAACCCAGCAACAACCATTAGTCATGTTATTGGTGGTGTTGATGCGGCAACAGGTCAACTGCAAGGTGTACAAGCCTTATTGGGTGCTGAGTCAACCTTGGGTGTTGTGCCGCGCATCTTAATTGCCCCAGGCTTTACGGGCTATGTCACTCGTGGTGTTGGTGGTGCTATCGAAGGCGCTCCTGTCGCTTCTAAAATGGTGGGCATTGCCAAGCGCTTACGTGCGGTGGTGATTGCCGACGGCCCTAATACCAATGATGCTGACGCTATTGCTTATCGCAACTTGTTTGGTTCTGAGCGCGTTTACGTTATCGACCCTTGGGTTAAAGTGTGGGACACCGAAGCGAATGCAGAAGCCATTCAAGCACCTTCGGCTCGTGTTGCGGGCTTAATTGCTAAGTCGGACAATGAGCGCGGTTTCTGGTGGTCGCCTTCTAACTTAAACATTAATGGCATTATTGGCGTTACCCGTGCTATCGACTTTACGTTAGGCGACCCTAACGCTCGTGCTAACTACCTAAACGAAAACGAAGTGGCGACCATTATCCGTAAAGACGGCTATCGTTTATGGGGCAATCGCACTTGTGCAGCCGATCCTAAATGGATGTTCTTGTCAGTTCGTCGCACAGCCGACATGATTAACGACAGCTTGTTACGCAACCACATGTGGGCGGTTGATCGCAACATCAGCAAAACCTACGTTAAAGATGTAACCGATGGTGTGAATGCTTACTTGCGTCACTTAACCGCTATTGGTGCGATTTTGGGTGGCAAGTGCTGGGCAGATCCAGAACTGAATACACCAACACAAGTCGCACAAGGCAAGGTGTTTTTCGATTTCGACTTTACCCCGCCATATCCAGCAGAAAACATTACTTTCCGCTCGCAAATGGTCAACGATTACCTAGAAGAGGTGTTTAAATGATTCCACAAATTTTAGAAAACTTTAACCTGTTTGTAGACGGTCGCGGCTATGTGGGCAAAGCAACCGAACTAGAACTGCCAAAACTAACCCGTAAAATGCGTGAATACCGTGGCGCAGGCATGTCAGGGCCAGTTGAGCTGGACATGGGTATGGAAAAGCTAACCTGTATGTTTACGCTTGAAGAATATAACGCCGATATTCTGCGCCAATTTGGTGTGCAAAATAAAGGTCAAGTTCCTTTACGTATGCTAGGTAGCATTATCGTCCAAGACGGTTCAGACCCACAGCCAGTCGAAGTATCGCTTCGTGGTCGTTGGACTGAAATTGATATGGGCACCTGGAAGGGCGGTGAAGAAGCACCAATGAAGGTTGCTGTGACGCTGGATTATTACAAGCTCATGGTCAACAACGTCGATGAAATCGAAATCGACCTAGTCAACATGGTTGAAATGGTCGGTGGCGTTGATCGCTTAGCGCAAACTCGTGCCAATATCGGCTTGTAAGCTATTCAAGCCTTGGGTGTTAGCTTTGGCTGGCACCCTGTTTATTTATAAAGGAATTGTAAATGAAAAAATATACCGTAAACCAGCCATTAGTGTTGAACAATACCCGTTTCGACAAGGGTACAACCATTGAATTAACAGACAAGCAAGCGACCGACATGGTTTCTGCTGGCATGATTAGCCCTGCATTAGAAACCAAAAAGCCTGCCACAACTGAAGCAAAGCCAGACGCTAAACCAGCCAAGGAAGCAACAGAATGAGCCAAACACTGACACTAGGTTATCCTGTCACGCTTGAAGGCAAAACCTACAGCGAGCTAAGCGTTCGTCGCCCTAAACTCATTGACGTGATGATTGCGGACAAGCAGAAAACCGATTACGAAAAAGAGGTGACACTGCTAAGCAACCTGTGCGGTGTTGCACCAAACGTCATTAACGAAATGGACTTGAAGGATTATGAATCCCTTCGAGAGATTTACGCAAGTTTTAAGAAGTAAAGCTTAGCTTAAAAGACGCTAGGCTGTTGGTGCTTTATTTAACCCGCTTTGCAGGCTTTACCCTAATCGAAGCCCAACATTGCGAGCTGAATGAAGCATTGGATTATTTAGAGCTGCTAAAAGAACACAGAACAGTGTTTTTTAATGGCATAGCTTAGCTGTTTATGCGCCACTTTTATTTAAAGAAGTGGCGTTAATCTGGGGTGTTTTTGGTAGGCTAAAAAACTCACCACGCCATTAGCAACCAGTTTAAATAGCCAAACACACAGCACATACCATACGCCCGAAGCACCAAAACTAAAGCCAAGGCTTAGGGATAGCCAGCCAATAAAAGCAAGGCTTTGAGCAAAGAATAACGCATGATTGCATAGCGTTAAACGCCAATCTGCATAAGTGTCATTAACCACATAATCAAAAAAATTAGGCTTGAGTTTAAGCATTCAGGAGTTTCCCCAATGAATCAGATGATTAACTTTACCATCGGCGCATCACTGGGGGCAACCTTTGGCGCAAACCTAACCAAGGCTAAAACTCAATTAACGCGATTAGACACGCAATTAAAAGAGCTTTCTGACCAAAAAAACCGATTCAGCGGCCTAGAAATTG